TTAGTTGACCTGAGAGAGGGCTTTTAAGGTCCGTTTGTCTTCCTGCCGCTGGTCTTCTTTAATCATATGAGCATAGACGTTACGAGTGATGGAACTGTTCTTATGGCCTAACCGTTTGGAAATGTATTCCATCTTTACGCCACAGTAGAGCAGGTAACTAGCGTGGGTGTGCCGCAACCCGTGAAAGCTAATCCGTTTAATCCCCAATGAGTCGGAGTATTTTTTAAGCAGGTTATCACATGCTCCTGGAGAGGGAATACGACCACGCTTGTTCATGAAAACTAAATGATCTGGGTTGTCCAATTTAGCTGCCATCTGTAAAGCGTGTAGCGTCTTAAGATGATTTAAAAGATCGTCAGTTACGGTTATTGTCCGAATACTCGATTCAGTTTTGGTTTTCTTGAATTTTTGACCATAAACATAATCCCATGACTTATTAACGCGGATAGTCTTATTTTGCCAATCGATGTCAGTCCAAGTGAGCGCAGAAACTTCGGCTACTCGCATACCAGTTAGTAGGCCGGTGTAGATCATTGATTTTCCGGTAGAAATTAGCTTGATATTTTTATTTACCTCAGTGGCTAGTGTTTGCATGTCTTTCGCGTCAAGATATTTTAGTTGTGCTGATTTACCAGAGTGACCACCTAATTCAACATGTAAGCAGAAATCGTTCTTTATTAAATTATCAGCTACGGCATCGATAATTGCAGCATGAATGTGACCATGCAATTTTTCAACGGATGACTTGCTATGATATGGTTGATCATCTGTCAGTTGTCGCTGTGCACGTTGCTTGGCATTACCGTACACAAATTCATTGATAAATTGTTGATAACGTAACCTTGTCATTGACGATAGTTGAATGTTGGGTAGTAGCTCCACAATTTGACGAAGAGTATATCGATATTCTTGCTCTGTAATTCGTGCAACTTTGCCAAATTTATAGGTTTCTAACCATTTCTCGTAGTAATCTGTAAAGAAAGTCGTTGTGTCAGTTTTCCCTATGGATTGGTCAAACTTAGCTTGTTCCAATTTAGTCGCCCACTGTTCAGCTTCTTTTTTACGAGAAAAGCCACTCTTATTTTTAAAGTGCCGTTTGCCAAACTCATCATAGTAACTAACACGAACAGCCCATTTGCCATTTTTCTTTTTAATACTTGCCATTTTAATTTCCTCTTTAAATTTCACCTAGGCGGGTAGAATTTTAAGGACTTGTAGGCATCACCTCCTTTGATATTTAGTTAAATTATCATCTTGTCATCATGTGTTAATTGACTACAAATCTCATTGTTTTTACTATTACACAAAGAAAAACACCGTTAGTTATGAATAACTAACGGTGTTGGGGCGATTGCCCGCGTAATAATAATATAAGTGGAGCCCAGCTCCCAGTAACAACATTATCACACGTCAACAACGAACTGTCAATCATTCTGTTAGGTACAATTTTTTTAATTCATTACTAATTGACCCCATTTGTTCACTAGTCAGTCGAATATTTCCAGATGGATCGAACCGATTAACTTTCTGAATTCTAAACTTACTGATGGTCGTAATATCGCTAAGACGTACAAACGAGTTTTTATCATAGTTTTTGTAAATGTCGTATACTTTACGGTATTGTTGTATTTCATTCTTTAATGATTGCAAGGCAATAGTGAAATCAGATTGTTCTGGATTCATAGACTTCACTTCTTTTTGCAACTCATCAATCCGTAGTCTCAAAAATGCAAGCGTTTGATTGAATATTTCCTTTCCAAGTGAAAAACGTCCAATTCTTTGTTTAGAGGTTAGTGGAACTACGGTTAATGTTCTTTTGTGATTATTATCTTTTTTGTCCAGCACAATTGCAAAATGGATACCGCAAAACTCACTACCCATATTCACTCCAAAGTCCACACGAATAACGGTACCTCTTTTATAGTGATAGTATCCGGATGGAAAATCATCATCAAACTCTTTCTTGTATCTATATGAAACATTGTTTAGCCAGTGAGGCAGATGAATAAATTTACCATTATCCGGAGCTGACACAATCTTGAATCTATCATGTGCTTGATCAATTAGAATATCTTTTTGTTCTTTTTTCATTACTAGGTTCCTTTCACATATTACGTATTGGACTTAACTGTACAGCGCAAGAAAGCATTTACTCCAAGGTGCCTATTTTGCACATCTATCTTCTTGGCGGGAGCAGATGTGCTTTTTTGTTACAACGCGAGCGGCAGGAGTCGAACCTGCGTGATGCTTGTTGAAAGCAGGGAACCTTGTATGACTTTTATTGTTCTACCGTTGAACTACGCTCGCATGTTGCCCGCTAGGCTGGTAGTGGGCGAGGTGCTACTTTCGTTTGTGGATCCAGTAACCTAACATGACGACTAGCGCTATGAAGCAAATGATGCCAATTACAACGTTTAGGACTAACACGTGTGTGCTGTACGTTCCTACATACAATTCCATAGATTTTACCCCGATTAAGTAATGAAATATACGACAACTTTTTTGCCCTGATAAATATGGCTGGTGGTAAGCGGAAGCACTACTTGCTTTGATGTTGAACCCGATAGTTGCGAATAGCAAGAGCAAATAAGGCGATTGCCAGCGCAAAACATCCAATTATAAACACAATCCAACCGTATGCTTCAAACCAAACAATCACGTTCACTAATATTCCAAATCCAATGAACCACCATAGCCATTTAGTTAAAAATTTATATACTAACCATCCAATGATAATAGTAAATCCAATTAATGCCATGATTATTTATCCTCCTGTTTGTTTTCCAACGCTTTAAGCTTAGCCTGAATAATTTCATTTTGTGTTTCCAATTTTTTGATTTCAGCGTATAACTTGTCGAAGTTAGAAGTATCTTCTTTGGCAAAGTAACTAGTGATGGTACTAGTTAATATGCCAATAAAACCAACGCCAATTAGCATTAATAAAACAGCGGCAAATTTTCCTACTAATGTGTGTGGTGAAATATCACCGTAACCGACAGTTGTAGATGTAACGATTGCCCACCACATTGCATCTCCCCAAGAAACGTTTTCTGCTATCGAATACAGCGTAGCCGAGATGAATAAGATTGCTAGGCATACCCATAGCAAATATATAAAACCATTTATTTTAGAGAATTTTTTTAACTTAGATTGTGCCTTACCAATAAATCCAATAAGTCTAACGAACTTAAATAATTTGAATAATCGTAGAACTCGGAACATTCTTGAAAACCTGAATAAAGTAAACATTGAATTAAACGGTATTATCGCTAGCAAATCAAAAATATTGTGTTTGAAAAAGTATTTTTTGTCTGTAGCCTCGATAAATCTACTCACATAATCTAATGTGAAAATAATTAGTATTCCATCATCGACTATATTCCATGGAGTGCTATTCAAGTTTATAACTCCGGAAAAATCAAATATAGTAATTGCTACAGAGAATAGAGCTAATATCCCAATGATCAGTTCGTAAGTTTTATGTGCATATTTCAAATTAAAATCACCAACCCCCAGCTTTTACCGACGTCCATATCTGGACTTATGTAAGTATAATACCGCTAAATATGCAGAACGTGTGTTCTTTTTGGCGTATAAGCATAGGAGCAATAAGCTCCTATAATATAACTCTGCCTATAATACGTACCTGGTCATCTTTAACATGACGCGGTTCGTATTTTTTGTTAATTGATCGTAAGATGACTTCATCGGAAGTGTAGTCGTAGTAAATTTGCTTACAAGTAACACCGTCACCATCAATTTCAACAATAGCAATCTCGCCATTTTCAACTTCTTCTTGCTGATGGTAGAAGATAATTTGACCATCGTGGATCAGTGGCTCCATTGAATCACCTTGTATACGGATGGCTGTGTCAGCCCCATGTGGCACGTCGGTGAAGTCGTCGTGTTCAATTTCTACATCACCATAGGTCAATTCAGTAGGGTTAGCAGCTGACTTACCAACAAGTGGCAAATTAACAACTTTACCATTTTGTTCTTTTAATTGATTGTCAGCGTAGTTGTAAACATTTTGCTGGCGATCAGAGCTTAATTGAATCATCTTTTTATTAGTATCGCTAATGATGGAATCTTCTACTTTTAAAATGTCTTCTGGCTTTATTCCTAAGGCATCACAAATTTTTATAACGTTTTCTACTTTAGCGTTTAACACCCCACGTTCTAGAATTGAACGAACGGTGGTGTATTTCAATCCGGCATGTTCCGAAAAAGATTTAACGTTACCGTATTTAATTTCAATTAAATCTTTTAAATATTCTTCTTTGTTCAAATCAATTCACTCCCTTAATATGTGTCTATTGTACCATGCGAAAAATCGTATGTATATAAAATTATTTAGGAAAATACGAATTTTTGTATTGACTAGATACGAAAATTCGTATATTATTAGGTCATGTTCAAGGAGGGCATTTATTTTTTTATTAAAAGATACGAATTTTCGTACTTAGAAAGGAAGGAAAATATGTTGAATAATCTTAACAATGTCAGAAAAGAAAAAAACGTTTCTTTAGTAGATATTGCCGATCTGTTGAACGTTAGATACCAGACAGTGGCTGACAAAATAAATGGTAAGTCTTCGTTCAAATTTACAGAAGCTTTAAAAATTCAAGAAAAATTTTTCCCTGAATATGAAATCAAGTTTTTGTTTACGCCAATGGACTACAAACAACCAGCATAGAAAGGAATAATCCACATGCAAGAAGTACAACAAGTTAAATTTAACGGAGACCTAATTTTAACCACTGAACAGTTAGCTGAGTTTTATGGAACAACATCGCGAAGAATCCAAGAAAATTTTAAAAGGAATAAAGACAAATTCATTGAAGGAAAGCATTTCTATTTGGTTTCAAATGATTTGTTGAAGCGGTTTAAGGACCAATACGCAAAAAGCGGTTTGGTTAATGAACATGTTAGTTCTTTATATCTTTGGACAAAGCGTGGTGCTAGCCGGCATTCAAAAATGCTTGGAACTGATCAAGCTTGGGACATGTTTGATGAGCTGGAAGAAAACTACTTTAACCCGAAACAGTTTGCGCTACCAACATCACCACGGGAACTTGCAAAATTGGCGCTGGATGCAAATGAGGAAACTAACCAGCGATTAGATGATGTTGAGGATGATTTAAAGGATCTAAAAGAGAACCAAGTTATTCCTAATCCTGAATATAGTGCGCTTAACCGGCGTGTTAATCAGCGCGTGTCGGAAGTCGCACATAGCTATGGCCATATCACACAGAAACAACGAGGTGAGTTGTTCAAGGATATTGGCAGTGGAATCAAGAAGATTGCTAACGTGAGCGCTCGGTCAATGCTACGCAAGAAGGACTACCAGATGGTAATGGACTTCATCAACGACTGGGAGCCATCTACAGCAACTAAGACGATTATTCGGCAGACGTCACTTAGATTCGACAAGGAACCAGCATAGGAGGATTAGCAATAATGGCAAAAGCACTAAAGCAACTAGTGCACGTATTATGGGCAATAGAAAATGATCTCCATGTTATCGCAAGTAACACGGAAGCTTTGAAAAACCAAATGTCAATCAAAGAAACAATTGACCAGACTATTGCAAATCGTCAAGAGAACGATGCAAAAAGCAAGGAATTAGAAGCATGTTAGATATTTAATCATCAGATGGTAAGCCTTTCAAGAAATCAATTCCATCTAGATGGGTACCAGTATAGGAGGATTAAAAACATGGAAGATAAAAAAGAAATAATCGGCATTAAAAAGTACGGCAGGGTTCTCTTAGCAAACGAAGAAGAACCTGGAATTACATTAGTTTTAGAAAATGGCGAGGATCTAAAAGCTGAAATTAAAAAAGCTCAGCAACTTAGTGCTGAACTTCAAAATGTATTGGAACATATCAAACATTTTGATCCAAAGTTTCGACTGAAATAGCTGAAACTATTTCAATTTGAGCGTCTTCTGGAAAAAGATAAAAACTGAAATTGCCTAAATCTTTTTTGAAAAAGGAAACGTTTGTCAAAACAAAATTTTCAACTAGATCGTCTTCATCAACCTGGTCGGAAAGAATAAAGTTTTTAAGATCATTTATGAATAGCGGCAAATTGTTAAGCCAAAAAATTCTTGGGTCAGTAAATGAATCCTTTCTGGGAAAACGTTTCGAAAAAGCTTCGTTATAGGAAAACAGCTTTTTGCCATCTTTGAATGGACTGTTCTTATAAAAAGATGCTGTGAAAAGTTCATTGTTGAAAGACCAAACACATCTTTTAGCTTTGCCCCTATCAAGATCGTGGAGCAATTCATTGAAACTAAAATCAAGTATAGCGGCTTGCTTTAAATTCATATTTATCACCTCACTTTATTGAGATGGCTTAATTATACAACTAGCAAGGAGGTGAACGGAATGAAAATAGGTAAAGCGATTAAAGAAGCACAAAAAAGCGGACGTGGAATTGCAAGGCATAAGGACGAGCCAAGACCATGTATTTATATTCCAACCAACACTTCAGCTGGCATTATTGTACTGCCAAATCATCGGCAAGCTTTTGTTCGTTGGGAGCCAAATTTAGATGATTTGACGGCTAAGGATTGGTTTGTAATTGGTTAAACAAAAGGAATAGCGTTCTTAATTTTTGAAATAAAGTCGATTACTTTATCTAATCTATCTTTAAAAGAAACTTCGAGTGCGGCGACCGAATCAGTTGTCATATTGATATATGCAAGTGTCATATTCGCTGGTGATCCTGTTATTAATCCCTTGTCCCTTAGTTCGAAGCAAGTATCAAGTACATCTGCTTCATTCCACTGTGGCATGATTTTTGAATTGATTTCGGCGACACTGTCGAAGCTTCTGGCTTGCCGTTTTTCTATGCCAGTCATACGACGGTCTAAATATTCTTTATACATTGATGCAATTAGAAATTTGGCATCATTTGTAAGATTGTAGTCATTAATTTCCATATTTATCACCTCGGTTAATTGGGATAAATCAAGTATACAACTAAGCAAACATAGGGGGCGAGTTGCGTGGATTTAAGAATGAAAGATGTACCGTAAGAAATAAAAAGAGTGTTCCAAGCTTGGCGGTAGCAAGGAACACAAATTGAAAGCGTACTTTTAATTGTTTGGATCGCGAAGCCAACAATTATGGCATTCGTCGCATTCTATAACATTCACAACGATTCCATTTGGGTCAATTTTGTGATTAGCCTTGTCCACAGAGGACAACATGAATAAGTTATGAAATTTGTTGGTTACCACTTGTTCATCACTAATTAAGCTACCACAAAATGGACACTTGAATTGCTTCATAAATTTTCACCTCGATTAATTGAACTAACAAAATTATACACCGAAAGGAGTGACCAAGATGGACAGTTTGATAAGTGCTTTGTCGAAGCTTTTCACACAAGCATATGAACAAGGTATTGCGGATGGTCGTAGTCAGCAAGCTGTTGATCATAAAATGATTGGACGTAAAGATTTCTACTCTGAGTTTGGCATTAAGGTCGATACATTTGACAAACACTATCGTGACAAAGAAGGGTTCCCAAAGCCAGAAGAAGACGGAAAATGGTACGCACCAGCAGTCGATAAGTGGTTATTGAATCATCAGAATTTAAGTAACTAAAACCTAGGCGGGTAGATGATGATTCGGCTCATAAGGAGGAAATACCATGGTAGAAGTAGCAGTATTAACCTGGGCGCTAACAACCGTATGGTACAAGCGCCGAGAGATTAGAAACTGGTTTGGAATTTAAGGAGGAAATGTAATGGTAAGAGACACAGATGCATTTGTTGGACTTGGCAATAAATTAGTCGCCAATGCTGACAAGGCACAAGCAAATGATTTACTAAGTGAAATGAATGTTGCTAGTTTGTCAGGCCATCACTCAATCATCTGGAACAAGTCTGGAATTAGTGTCGGCGTTATCAACACACTATCAGAAGAAGATATTTCAGTTAGCAAGTGTCCTGGTGGCGGCTATGTCATTGATTGGCAAGAAGCATTAGAAATGGAGGAATAATCATGCAAAAAGTATCAATTTTACCACTATACGAGTGGAAACGAGCACAAAAAAGCCATCGCTAGTAACGGCTAACGATGGACTAATGGAAGAGATGCTTAACACTAATATCTACTCTATTCCAAAGCAGTCTCGTTTGCAAGCTAAAAGACAAAAATACTCCCTACTGGAGTGGATTACAAGAGTAGGGAGCAAGAAAACAATTCAAGGTGTGCGTATATGTTAACGCTAACTCGAAATGTTTGCAAGTGCTAAGAAAGTGAGGACGGTAGTTATGGATAATCCATTACCTTACAAAGAACAACAGGATTGCATTCTTCATGGCATTACACGGATTGCATCAATCGATCCACAAGAATTAACTCCAGAATGGTTGTTAATTCAAAATAATATGGCAATGGCGTTTTGCTTGAATGCATGGATGTTTAATAGGGAGCTGAAATAATGATTAAAAATGGATACAGGATCAGCGTAAACTTTACAGACATTGGTCATCTTAGTAAAAACATAAACTCACTATATGAAAAATGGTTGCTTTGCCAAAATGATTTGAAGACTATTCAGATAATTGGCGAACTGGCACTTGGAAAATGTGACACATACAAATTGCTAAGTCAAAACAGCATTAGCATTAATGACTTTTCACGTGCTATGAAAAATTTAAAGAAGCTGGGATTAATTGAATATAGTGTTGAAATGTGATTTATAAACACTAAAACGAATTGGCTTGAACTAAAAAATACAGCAGTGACTAATACACCGGGTGGGTGGAATGCCTACTAGTAAATAAGGGAGGATTAAGAGATGGCACAAAGGAGAATGTTTAGTAATACGATCACGGATTCTGATTTGTTTATGGATATGCCTAAGTCAGCTCAGCTACTATATTTTCATTTGAATATGCATGCTGATGATGATGGGTTTGTGGGTAATACGAAATCCATTATGCGGATGACTGGTTCAAGTGATGATGATTTAAAAATTTTGTTAGCCAAGCAGTACCTTATTCCGTTTGAGAATGGCGTCACTGTGATTAAAGATTGGCATATTCATAATTACATCCGATCAGATCGTAAGCACCCCACGAAATATACTAGTGAGCTTAAACAATTAGAGCTAAATGAAGACGCTAGTTATAGTAAATTACCCATCGGTAGTCAAGTGTCAGCCAACTGTCAACCAAATGACGGACACTTGGTAGGCAATTGTCATACCGAGGTTAGGTTAGGTAAGGATAGGTTAGGTAAGGATAGTAAAGGTAAGTATATAGAACCAGGTAAGCCCAAACCAGCACGACACAAATATGGACAATACCAGAATGTCTTACTGACGGATGAACAATTAGAGAAACTCAAATTGGAGTTTCCTTCTGACTGGCAAGATCGTATTGAGCGAGTCTCTGGGTATGTTCAATCTAGTGGTAAACACTACAAAGATTACTTGGCTACCATTCGTAATTGGGCTAAGAGAGATCAGCAAAGTAACCAAAGTCACAAAGCAGCGCCACAAACACGAGAGGACTGGTTTGGCTAATGGAAAATGTAACGAAGTTATTCAATCAAGCCACGATTCAGAAAGTAGTAGCGGCTAGAGGCATTGATACAACTAAGTTGCCAACCAAAGAAGAATTGGATCATCAAACAATTGATCGGGCGAATGCGGGCGTAATTGCTAACCGAAAACGGTATTACTATCGCATGTCAGTCTGGTCTGGAGGCGTGCCACTACGATTTAGCTTTAATGATTGGCAGGTTGATAAACAGCCTAATCAAGCTAAAGCTAGAGAACTTGGTAATCAAGCATTTAAGTTAGCTAGGCAATTAGAGACTAACCAGTTCAACGTAGCGCTTGCAGGCGGACCCGGAGTTGGCAAAACATCATTAGCGCTAGCAATTATGTATCAGCTAATGAGCGCAGGACAGACAGCAATGTTTGTCTCGACAGCTGAATTGCTACGGCTGGTAAATGAGAAATACGAAGCACCGGAAGTACGTCAACGGTTACTATACGTTTTAAAAGACATGCAAAACGTTGATGTTCTAGTTTTAGATGATTTTGGTACTGAAGGCGGTAAGCCAACTGAAAAGGGGTTCTACAAGCCAGTACACAAAGATTTGCAGACACTGATGTATCAAGTGGCAAATGCGCGTTGCGATTTTGATCATAACGAAGTCAAACATATAACCATCATTACGACTAACAACACACGTAAGCAATTAGAAAGTATGTATGATGGCAAAACAATCGATCGCTTATATACCAAGGATACTAGCTGTCAATTGCTGTTTGACAACATGGAAGGAGTCAGAAGTGTATGAGCTGTGAATTATGTCATGGTAGTAAAGTTGTTCAGCAACCACTTGGGAGTTATGGTTTCACGTTTGGACCATGCCCAAATTGTACGAATGAGATACATGCTCATTACGAGCAGGAGCTTGAAAGGAAGTTAGCCTATGGCGAGCAAAAATTGGCCTAAAGAACTGGAAGTAATTCATAAGCTAGAAGCGAGATATGGCAGCATGGATAACGTGCCACCAAGCAAACTAAGCAATTTGCATAAAATGCCTGGAATCAAAGCTGTATCAGACGATTACACGGAGATTACGCGTACCCAGTATAATGCCATTAAATTAGTCATGGAAGGCAAGCAGGGTAAAACTAGGACGTCTCGGGAGTTAAAACGGAGTAACAGTTGGATTGATAGACGTATTCGTGCGATTGACGAAAACAAATACTACATTACGGAGGACGAAGATGCCTAAACACACTAAGAAGCGTTCAACGATTAAACGGAAGCACCGGCGCATGAAGCAACACGCCGAGGAGTCTAAAAAATCAACCAAAGAGGACGGTAAGTAATTATGAAATTAAAGATTGAAAACAATGATTTGACCGTAACAGTTGAAGCAACTCGTGAATTGAGTTTTGAGGAAATTTTTAAGTCACATCAGTTGGTTACTGGTCGTAATGATGAATTAAATACTGGTCGTGAGGAAAAACATACATTCGTTCCGGAAGACTCAGGTGCAACGAATGAAGACTCTAATACTGATCCTAAGTTTGACTTCAAGAAACCGACATGGATGCCTAAAGATGGTGAGATGGTAAAGGCTGAATTTATGTGCCCACAGTGTGGTTACGATAAAGTGACACATGTTAAGTTTGGCTTTAACCACTGGAGTTGTCCTGGATGTGGAATCAGATTGTTTCTTGCGTATGCAACAGGTACTCGTGGAGAAAAAGATGCAAATGGGTTTTACTATAAAGCTAATCGAGAATTTATTAGTCATGCACCTAAAAACAGTGAATATGATTTTTCCAAGATGTTTACCCGGTCAGATGATCCAGAGAAGCCAGATGCTTATGACACAATTCCGGATATCAAAAAGTATCTTGATAAGCATGGCATTGATTATTCCCGTGCAAAGTTTAAAGGTGACTATGTTGCTTTAATTCCAGAGGATTAATCATGATAATCGTCAAGGAACCAACTAACGAGGAACGCAAGCAGGCGTTTGAAACGTTCGGGGAGGATTGAAAATGAGTGATGAGATTAAATGGCATATAGCAATTGTTCGAGAAGTCGACGGACTAGAAGTGGAAATGGGATTTGATACTCCGTTTGAATTAAAACGTTTATTAAAAACTATGTCTGATCATATTGGTGATGACATTCCTGAGAGGATCAGCATTGAAGCAATTGGAGATGGCGACGATGATTAAGTTTAGAGCGTGGGACAACGAGTGCAACGTAATTAGAGACTATGACGAATTGAAATGTTTGACCTTGGACGCCTTAGACGCAAGTGATTTTAAGCTTGAACAGTTTACCGGCTTGAAAGACGTGAACGGCAAGGAAATTTATGAAGGCGATATTCTAGAAAATCGGAAGTACCGGTCAATTGTTAAATTTGCTAGCGGTAAATTTTTAGCTGATTTAATTGAAACTATCCAAACCTTTGACCTTATAGGTGAAACTAACGGTTCAAAGGTTATTGGAAACATACACATCAATAAAAAGTTTTGGAAGTGAAATTTATGAATAGAGAGCTTAAATTGAGAGCTTGGGACAATTTTTGCAAAGTGATTAGAAACTATGATGAGTTAAGAGAGCTTACGTTACAAGCATTGAATGGTGACGACTGGGAACTTGAACGGTTCACCGGTTTACAAGACGTTAACGGTCAAGATGTTTATGAGGGCGACATTATTCAGTATAGCGACCAATTCTATGAATATTCTATGGGCGGAGTAACAGACCGTGAAACTGGATATGTTGGATCTGTTGTAAAGAATAATGGAGCCTTTGGTATTTTGATTAATAGAATTAGCTACACAGATGCACATAACGATCGTTATCACGTTAAGGATTTTGTGCCGTTTTGTGAGTTTGACGACCCAGAATCAGACATGGCGTTAAAGGGCAACGTGCATGAGAGCCCGGAACTACTGGAGGCGGACAAATGAAATTCTATCGCAAACAGCCAATTGAGGCTGAACAGTTTGATGGAAGCAATGAGATGATTGATAAGTATGAGTTAATTGACTCAGGAACAATGCTTGGAACTCACCACAGCCCTGAATTATATCTAACAGGGTCAGGGAAAGTAGACGTTGGTGACTGGATTGCCACGGGCGTTAACGGTGAGCGTTGGCTGATTACAGACGAAGTGTTCAAGCAGAAGTATAAAGAGTTGCCGGTGATTCCTGAAAATGTTGCTTATATAATTAAGCAAGCTAAAAAGGGTGATTATAAGCTAGGATGGGTGTTCAATGCTACTTACTTGGGACTTTGGCGAGTTAGTGTTGGCAATTGGATTAGAACGCATGCGGACACGGTTGCCCGTGCGTGGCTAGACGGATATGTGGTGGAGGAAGATAAATGAGACAGATATTTGAAACTGTTTGGAACTCTTCCCCATTGCAATTAGTGGGGTATTTGATAATGTCAGTTGGCGTATTGCTGTTTATTGAATTAGTAATAATTTGGATGGTGAACAAGCATGACTGACACCGAATACACCAAATCAATTCAAACGAAAGCCACGGTTGCCAACCTGGAAATGAGCGCGGCACTGACAACTGAGCAACAGGCACAAATTGGTCAGGACTTCATTGCTGACATTATGGAGTTGAGTGATCACGAGAGTAAACAAAAAGCCGCCTACTAGGGCGACTAGTCACAGGACCACTCGAATGACCGTTGTTAGTATAACATATAAAAGCGTCGTATCTGTTGAGGAGAATACGGCGCTAGGAATTAAAGCAACTATAATATACACCACACGATATATTTAGGCAACCCTAAACATGTGCGCTGCTAGACTACAATATTTGAAAGGGGAACTGGTAGTGAAACGCTCAACTATTAGAAAAGTAGAAGATATTTTGCGCGATTATCCCAAAATTGATAAGTATATTGAAGAACGGGAGCAGGAATTGCGCTATCCGACTGCTACGCGTGATGAGAATGTTGGAGGAGGCAGAGCACAGTTTAAGTACCCTGAAACAACACTAAACACTATTATTACGATTGATGATGATCGACGTATTAATGCTTTGAAACACCAGCGGGAAGTGATTGACGATTGCCTAGATGAAGTAGGACATGACACAGAAGTAATTGTCACGGAACTATATTTTAGAAAACACCCAAGATATACGTTGCTTGGCTTAGTTGACAACAATTTGCTAAGTGTTGGTAAGGCACGAGCGTATGAACTTAGGAACGCATTTGTTAGTGAGTGCGCAAAAAGATTAGGACTATATGACTTGTAGTGGAAAAAAGTGAGAAAAATGACCCGTATAATCATGCTAAATTGGTAGTATGCCAAATGTGATTGACGTGCATGAAGTAATCCTCCAAATTACAGACTGGTAATCGCTGTGGGCTAATTGGTAAGCCACAATGGGATGTAGGTTCGAGGCCTACCAGCGATATTGTTATGTGATACAGCACCCAATGGGAGTTGACCGCATAACGTGTGCTTGTGGCGGAATAGGTAGACGCTAGATTGTGTGGGGTTCTCAGGCCATACGTGATTGAAAGGTACTCATATCTTGTGTAGGGTGCAAATCCCTACCAAGCACATTAAACGCGTCCACGGCACCAAAATGGACAATCTCCAAACTGCTCTCGCTTATTGGCGGGAGTTTTTGTATAGTTATGGTAGTTTGGAGGTAGGAACATGGAAAAATCAAAAGAATTACTCTCAATGCTTGAAAATCCCGAGTATTTTTTGAATGCGCAGAGACAAACGCTAGAGTCTCGAATCGAGGCAAAAAAATTGACTAAAAGTGAAACAAAAAAAGTGAGAATTGAAAGCGCAAAATCTGTTGGTAGGAAAGCCTCAATGGATCTATTGAACCAAAGCTGGGGGGATATGATTGTTGATATCATTGGTGCACATGAAGAGATTGAGGGAAAGCTTAATGAGTCTAAAGAAGCTCTTTTACTTGGGGAGTATTTAAATAAATCAGATAACCAGGAATATGCGCTAAAACGGCTTATTAATGTAATTACCGATCCGTATGGCAGCATCTTATTTAATAAACTGCTTTTAATATTAAAAGATTATCCGGCTGATGGGGACATGATGGATATCTTAAGAGATACATTATTAAACTTGTCCGATGTAAATAACTTTAAAAGTGTTTTTACAAAGTACAAATTTCTAATCTCACTAATTGATAGGATAACCCCTCAGGCTATGGTAATTTTACAGGACTACTTGAAATGGCCACCTTTTAGTATGTCTATGATAATCAATAACAATCACGTTGAAGGGGATATGAGTAAGGAATTTACGGATGCATATTCACACTCTAAAGGCATTGATGATCCTAATATTGTATCGAGAATTCAGTATTCAGTACAAGAATTACAAAAAAATGAATTTGTTTTTGGAAGCCAGATAAGTACCGGTCAAGTTATTATGCAACCAAGTGAGGTTGGGATGGACTTGATCGGATTCATAAATCATGGTTAAAGAATTTTACAAACGGCATGTATAAAATTAATTAGAAGGTAAGGTGTGGTGGTATGGCAAAGCTGATTAACACAAAATACGGCTACGTCACGCCACAAGAAGCGGAGATTGATGCCCACTTAGATAAATGGATGAAGCGTCGTGCTAAACAGCATGGCGCTTTTAGTTTGGAGAAAAATAAGGAGGCGCAACATGCTATGACGTTGATGAAGCATTGCAATTGGGGCGGTTGTAACAAGGTAGTTCCAAAGGGCCAATCGTTCTGTGATAAACACGAAGCGATGAACGAACAACGTAAGGCTGATTACAAGGCTAGCCTAAACCATCAAAGCCAAACAGATACGGGTAAGCAAGTACGCAAAGACCATCAGGCTTATTATAATCACGTTAGACGTGACCCAGAAGCTAACTCGTTCTATCACACTAAGCAATGGCAAACTGTCAGAGATTACGTTTATAGCCGTGATATGGTGACGTGCCAAGTGTGTGGTAATGCAGTAACTGATCGCAAAATTGTTGATCACATTCACCCGTTGAAAGTCAGTAATGAGGAACGACTTAGCCAAGACAATTTGTGGACGCTGTGCTATCGATGCCATAACATCAAGACGCAATTAGAGGAGTCAATTAAGAGCCGGCCTAACGGAAACAATAAGCTAAAACACATTACCCGAGACTGGTGGATGAAGGCCATCAAGGAGAAGATTAAATAGTGAACGAGCTAAAAAGAAAGCAGGTAGATAAAATGAAAGTATCACACACACTAGACGGCTACTGGGTACTAGCAGGTTGGATTGACATAGAACATGAGGACGAACAAGCTACCATTAGGAAAGCTAGAGAACGGTTCATTAAAGCCAACCCTTCAATTGATACTAGCAAAGTGGTCGTGGTTAATGGTGAGTTCAAACAAGCTAACTTTAATGACCGACATGCTTTAAGTGATTTAGCTAAGGCAAAGTCAATGTTAGGTCTGATTTAACTTTGCACTATTCAAAAGCCCCCCACCGGCGTTCGGGCGAAGAGCAACCACAATATGCCGGCAACCTTTTTACGCGAGCAATTTTGAAAACTTTTTTAGGTGCCCTAATAGACCGCTAATTAGCAACGTTAAGGCATTTTACATACACAAAATCACTAAAAAGTGGTCGCTATATGCACCCTAACTAATTAATGGAGGTGACTTGGTTGAAAATTAAAGATTTGCCTGACGAGCCGCCTAAATATATGGAGGGGATTGCCCGATATATGTGGCGGCGAATCGTTCCAATGTTAAAAGACAATTCTTTTGCTAATGAAATGGATAAGACGTTAGTTGAAGCACTCTGCTATAACTACAGAGCGCTGCGCGATAGTGCTAAGAGCATAGACGAACACGGAACACAATTTGAAACGTTTGACTATTTTACTGACGATGACGGAAATATTGTTAACAAAGAATTGAAGGCCATTAAGAAGAACCCTGCTGTTGACAGCTTAGATAAAGCTACCAAAAATATCAGGGCGATTAGTTCTGAACTGGGGTTAACCCCACAAAGCCGTGCTGAGTTGCTAAAGCTTAGTGATTCTGACGATGATGATGAAGACAGTCCGTTTGGAGGTGATGATGACGACAAGTTCTAAAGTTAAACAATTTGATTTTAGCAAAAGGAGCGTAGAAGTTGACGCCGTGTTCAAAAAACTGGACGCCGATGGGTATTTTGATGAAATTTGGAAATCCTATCGTGACCCGGCTACGGCTTATGCGTATCTTGTACTTAGTGGTAAACAGATTGCGGGTAGCAAAATGAAACTAGCATTATTTCGCCATCTGAATGACTTGAAACGGAGCTTCTATGATGATGCTTTCAATTATGAGTATGATTTGAAACAATGTCATCACATTCTTGACTATGCTAAGGTTTGCCCGGATGTTGAATCAGGTAAACCCATGCCATTAATGGTTTGGCAGCAGGCTATTTTGTGCTTGTTACAAGGATGGCGAAATGAAAGTGGGGAAAAGCGGTTTACTTATGCGCTAATTTCAGTGGCACGGACTAACGGTAAAACATATCTGATGAACATTATATTGACTTATGGCTATTTAATTGAAGCTGGCAATCGTAAAAATTTGGATTTTGCTTACTCTGGGACGACTGAACAAATCAGCAAGAAAGGATTCCGGTACTTAGGCAGCACCATCGATTACCTTGCTGAAAGCCAACCGTATTTTAGAAAGCGAATTAAGGCAAAAGAAATCAACGCTTCAGCTGATCTGATTCAAAGCTTTAAGTCACGTAATCAGATTCTAAGATTGACAGCTAATTCCGGTAAATGGGATAGCTATCACTGTAATACGGCTGTATTGGATGAATATGGCGACGCGGCTTATGACGATGATGTTCTAAGCAAGTTATCGTCTGGGCAAATTCATCAAACTAATAAGCAGCTGATCGCTATTTCAACGGCATATGAAAATAGTAATGTGCCAATGTTTCATGATTATCAGCGATTAACGCGAGTCATTGAAAAAGATAATGAGCGCAAGTCTGAAACTAGCCTATTCCTTTGCTGGGAGCAAGACTCAATCGATGAAACAGATCGCCCTGATACATGGGAGAAGTCAAATCCGTTGCTCGGACTAGCTGAGATGCACGAGCGGTTGCTAAAAGGCTTACTTGATGAAAAAGACAAACGAGAAAGCACTGGTAATGTCGCTTGGTTTCAAAATCGTAACTTGAACATGTGGCTAGCAGTCTCGAAAGACAAATACTTACAGCTTGATGATATTCAGAAGTCAGTTGTGCCTAATGATTCATTCACGATTGATGGTCGTGATGTTTACGTTGGGTTAGACTTATCACGATTAGACGATGATTCATCGTTAGCATTCATTTTTCCATATTTCAAAGGAGAACGGCAAATGATGTTTGTTTACCAACACTCATTTGTGCCAACTGCGCATTCACAGCAGAACGTCGTGTTAAAGTCTAAACACGATGGTATTAATTACAGTGATGCTGAGGCTAAGGGCTATGCTGACGTTGCTAGAAATGCAGATGGCTTGATTGATGAACAGGTTATTGGCGATTGGTTCCTAGATTTTATTGAAGAACATCGCTTAAATGTTAAAACTTTCGTCTACGATGCCCATTTAGCAAGTCCCATGGTGGAATGGATGAATAAGAACCATCCAGAAATACCATTTATAACACTAAAACAAGGGTCATTGTCTCTTGATCAGCCAACTAGATTATTGCAAAAGCAGTTTATTCGAGGATTGATTACAATGTATGACGATCCAATACTTGAATATAGCCTGACTAACGCGGTACTTACTAGTAATAATTGGGGCATTAAGATCGATAAAGCGGTACATTCAGCTAAAATTGACTGTGTTGACGCCATTATTGATGCCGTTAGTGAGGCTCAATATTGGTATACCAGTCCTAACCGACGTGATGTGGATGACAGCGCTAAACACCCATTTGCAAATATGAAGCCAGATGAAGTTAACGATTATTTCAAAAGTGATTTTGGCTGGTAGTGAGGTTAAAATATGAAATTCGATAAATTAGTGTTACTTGTACCATTTATTTTTATTTGCCTGGGTTTCTTATCAATTGTGATAGGAGCCTTTTTATTTAACCTTATTTTGGGATGGGTTGCGCTCGGCATCGCACTAGTGTTAGTTGCAATAATTTTGGGTTATGACAGTCCAAAATAGAAATGAGGTGAATTGTTATTAGTATTTATAAACCATTTGAGATGTTTGAGAAACGCTCACAATTTTTAGGTAGTAAAGGCTATGTCCCTAGTTTCAGCGTTAGCAATGGCAAAGTTATTCCACACAATTTTGTTGATGCACGTCGAGCACTCCAAAATGTCGACATTTTTGCAATGATTAATTTAATTTCAAGCGATATTGCAAGTTGCGCATTTCAGAATACCGGTAAATATGACCATTTACTGAAACAGCCAAGTAAATTGATTAATGGATATTCCTTTTGGCAGTCTAGCCTGATTCAAGCCTTATTAACTGGTAATAGTTATTTGCTGATTCATGGTGAATTAGGCTCTACACAATGGTTAGAACAGATCCCAACGTCACAAGTAAATGTAAATTTAGCAGATGGTCTTGAAAATATTAGTTATGAAATTAATTTTACTGATGATCGTGGTACCGTAGTGGCAGATAATTCTGAAATGATTCATATCAGATTGATGCCGACAGGTGAAATTGTTGGTGGACAAGAATTCATGGGAATTTCGCCTTTAGATAGTCTCATCTACCCGGTTGAGATTAGCGAAAATGCTAATCGGTTGACATTGTCCACACTTATAAATGGCATTAATCCAAGTACCATTATTAATGTCCCAGATGCCAAACTTGATAAAGAGGCCAAAAATTCTATCAGAGATAGCTTTGATGAACAAAACACCGGCGAAAATGCCGGTAAAACCATCGTGATGGACCAGTCAGCTCAGCTTAGCACGATCCAGATTAATGCCGATGTAGCTAAGTTCTTGAACAACTTAGACTGGTCTGCTGATCGGGTTGCTGAAGCGTTTGGTGTTCCTAGTTCATATTTGAACCGCACAAAAGCAGATGCACAAAGCAATAGTCAACAAATTATGTCGTTTTACGCCAGTTCATTGAACCGGTATATTAATCCGATGATTTCGGAATTGGCATTTAAGTTAAATCTACCTGATTTGAAATTGAATGTTCGTGACAGTACGGACGTAGATGGTAGTCAAATCATTGATATGATTTCAAAGCTCAATACGGGAACAAATCCTGTGTTCAATGCTGATGAAGTTAAGACATTGCTTGCCGAGAAGGGGGTGATAAGTAATGGAATTATCGGCAACCAAGATTCATAAGGATGAAAATGTTCGCAGCGTTTACATTCAAGACTTAAAAACTCGTGATTTATCAAGTGATGATACTACAGCAATTGGCCAAGTAAGCGGTTATGCAGTAGTATTTGGCAAACCCAGCGAAGACATGGGCTTTGTCGAGTATATCAGTCCAGACGCTTTCGACGGTGTCAATATGAACAGCGTCATTGCACTGTATGACCACAACTTAGACAACATTCTAGGGCGGGTCGATAGTGGTTCACTAGAATTAAAGGTTGATCAGAACGGTGTTTTATTCACATTGAACATGCCGAATACGACGTTAGGACGAGATGTTTATGAAAACATCAAGAATGGGAACTTAAAAGGCTGCTCATTTGGCTTCACGATTGCTGATGACGACTGGGAATTTGATAATAACGACAATGTTATTCATACCGTTAATCAAATTGACCAGTTAGTTGAAATTAGTATTACAGCATTGCCTGCTTACACACAAACCTCAGTATCAGTATCACGAGGGCTTAAACAATTTAACGATGATCAACAATACCGGCTCAAGGCCGGTTTTTTGTTGGACTTATTAGAAAAGGAGTGACATTACTTGAAAACCGAAACTTTGCAAGAAGAACTAGCAAAAAATGAAGCTGAGTTAAAAGCTAAAACGGTTGCTTCACGATCACTTTTGGACAAGGAAGATAGTGACATTGACGAAATCAAACGCAGTGTCGATGAAGTAAAGGAATTACGCAGTAAAAGTGACAGTCTGCGTGAAAAAATCGAAGCTTTAAAATCGCTAAATGATGAAGAAAACCGTGCTTCTAAGACGGATTCTAAGGGCGATTCAGCTAAAAAAGATGGTGATAGTACCGAAGGCGACGGCAAGAACACTACTGATTCCACTAAAAAGCAGACTAAAAGTGCCAACCGAGATGATGATCCTGATGATAGTGACGATGGTGGCTCAGATGATGACAGTTCTGATGATTCAGAGCTTGAGGAAGACTCAAAAACTAAGACTAAAAATAAAAGAGGGTCAGGAAAAGTGAAGACATTAACTAAAGATAAGGAACTGGAAATTAACAAGCGCGATATGCTTTCAGTGCTAAAAAATGGTAAAACGACACGTGATGTGACTGGGGGTATTGGCTTATCTGATGGGTCTGTACTTATCCCACAAGATATTTTAAATGTAGAACACGAAACGCACCAGTTCCCACGTTTAGGCAGCTTAGTTCGGACTGTATCAGTCAAACATACTACTGGTAAGCTGCCAGTAATGTGGGACACTGACGAAAAACTATCAGACCATTCTGAATACGGTGTGACGACTAAAAACAATATGTTGAAAGTTGTTCCAATTAATTGGGATTTGCAAACAAAGACTGGAGCATATGTGTACTCACAGGACTTGCTCAGCGATTCCGACTATGATTGGCAATCAGAACTAGCCCAAAGTTTGATTACATTACGTGATAACACTGATGATGACTTAATTATTAAGGCATTGACCGATGGCGTTACCGCTGTGGAAGCGACTGACTTGGTTGCAGCTATCAAGACGGCACTTAACATGACGTTGAAGCCTAACGATAGTGCAGCCGCTTCAATTGTATTGTCTCAATCTGCCTTTAATGCTTTGGATCAGCTAAAAGACACTCAGGGTCGTCCACTGGTTCAACCAGATTTAACTAAGGGAACTGGTAGCACGATTCTTGGCAAAACGGTTGTTGTGATTGATGATACGTTGTTCCCAAGTGCTAAGGCTGGCGATGTGAATATCATTATTGCACCGTTGCAAAAGGCTGTTATTAACTTCAAAAACAACGAAATTACCGGTAAGTTCATGGATACCTATGATGTTTGGTATCAACAATTGGGGATCTATTTGCGTGAAGACGTTGTTCAAGCTCGCAAGGACTTAATTATCAACATCAAGGGCACAACCGATACTACGTCAGGTTCAACCACAGGCACTGGAAAGTAGCATTTAACTAGTCGCTAATAAATACACAATATGGTAATAATCCAGGCGGCTAATTGAAAGGGGGTTATCTAAATTACAATTGATGAAGCGTTGGCTAAACAAGTGTGCGATGAGTTGCATATTGATCAGACTGACGAAGAATTGGCTACAATAACTAGTTTGTTAGTATCTAGCCAGTTGATTGTAAATGATAGCATTGAATACTCTGCCTATCCAGATATTGCAGACAGTCCCTTGTATGCACGGGCTATCATCACATTGGCTCAGGCACTTTATTATGATCGCAACCTAACCAACGGGCAGCCCAAAGGTGTTTTACTAATGCTTGATCACTTAGACGCAATTTGCCTCGCTAAGGGGGCTGGATAAATGACTTTAAATAAGCTTACACCGGCCAGCTTTAACCGTAAGCTTCAAATAGGCACAACTAAGACGGTTCAGAACCCAATTAATGGGACCAGTAAGCAGACATTTGTAATCACGTCCAGTTTATGGTGTGCACCCTATACGAGGAGCATTGCTAGTAGCTACCAATTAACAGCTGAGCAATTAGATGAGGTTGTTGTCGTCATACGTCATAACAGCACGGTTAAAGAGGGCATTAAATGCCAGTATCAAGGTAGCCTATACAGTGTAGTTAACGACAGTATGGACGATTCAAATAGCTATTTAACCTACGACTACCTAACTTTAAAGCTCGTCACAAAGGGGGTCTAGTTATGGCAGACACTATAAGTGACCAACTAGAAAGCTGGCTTAAGGACGTCCATAAGCTAGTTCCCAATGAGGCTGAACAAGAGAAGATAACCAAAGTCGGCGCTAAGAAGTTAGCTGATAACTTAACCGAAGTCACGAGAAAGAAACACTATTCAAGTCATAAAGACGAGAAGTACGGGCACATGGCTGACAACATAAGCTATAACAGCAATGACATAGACGGTGAACATGATGGTAGCTCAATTGTCGGGTGGACTAACAAATTCCATGACATGAACGCCATGCGGTTAAATGATGGTACTAAACACATTAAGGCTGATCACTTTGTTGATGATAACTTAGCCGACAGCCAAGACGATGTTTTTAACGCTATGCTAGATGCATATAAGAAAGAGGACGATGACTAATGCTATTACCAGTGTCACAGGTAGCCAGCCTAGTTAACGCCCTCAATTTAACGTGGGTTGATAAAGTCTACCTTAATGCCATACCTAATGATGATTTAGACAACACTGATAGTACAGTCATGCTATTGCAAGAGACCGATTCAAGTCCGGCCTATCTAGCCAACAGCACGTTTAAAGGGTTAGCAATGGGTGTTGAGATTCAAATCTTTTATAAGGCTGACCTAGCAGATGACTTTAACCCACTAGAAACTGAGATAGCTTTAATGAAGAGCTTTAAAGAGGCCGGCTGGTTAATTGTATCTAGTCAGCACCACACAACTGACCCGGATACCAACCAAGTAACAAAAACGATTTATATCACTAAAAACGAAATGATTTAAAGGAGAGATTTATAAAATGTCAAAACACAACATTGTCAAAGCAACTTTTGCTTTGCTAGACGATAACGGCGACTTAATTAAAGACGCTACTAAAGGTCTATCTACTGATGGAATTTATGTTGCCGATCACAATGGCGAAGGTTTCAGTCAAATCAATGTGACTGCTATTGAAGCGGCCGGGACGCCTGGTTGGGGGAATGGACAAATCAAACGAACAGCTTATGGTAAGTCTATGCCCACGCTTGCTTTAACCGCCTTAGACTTGGACTTCAAGATTAACCAGATGTTAAAGGGGTTCACACAAAACACCAATACAGGTGCCTGGGTTCGTCAGCTACCTAAGCCACATGTTGCGATGATTGCCGAATCACAATCATTAGATGGCGACATCTCAATTTATGAATGCTTTAACAATATCGAATTCGTTGAAGAAGCATCTAACAACAGTACTGATACCAACAATGAAGCTGCTTACTCAACAGCCCTAAATGGTACCGTCTTAACGCCATTAAAGTCTAACATTTTCTTAGCTGCCAACGGGGTACAACAACCTTATATGATTGCCAAGTCAACTGATACTAACTTCGACCTAGACAAGCTTATGGCTGAAACGTTTGGCGGCTACACTAAGTCAAGCAGCGGTGCAACTGGCGGTACGACTGGTCACTAGTAACACTTTAAAGGCTTCCCACTAAGGGTGGCCTTTTTACATATCTAAAAATAAATGAAAGAGGTAATTTTTATGAAAATCAATGCTAAAAACTATTTTAAAATCAACAAGACGGCTGATGTAACACCAACTAACAATATCGTTCGATTAGCTACCAAGGTTCAAATTGGCATGCTGGAATCACAGGATACTGAAAAAGAAGTCACTGAACTAGACGCGATGAAGAACGGCCTAGAATTACAAGACGATATGGTCAACTTTGTGCAACGGGTGATGGGCTATACCGACAAGCAAATGGAAACCATTAATGACACTGTCTCAATTGAACGGTTTGGTGAAGGTGTTGGCTATCTAATCATGCGTTTAAAAGGTATCTCAGACGCTGACATTAAGCTGTCTGAACAAAAGCAACGCAAGGCTATCGAAGATTCTAAAACGTCAAAATAAACCGGCACAAACGCAACGTTGAAATCAAGCGAGAGGTTATGAAGTTAAAAAATCAGCAAGAAGATTTTAGCTTGCTAAGTAAACAATTGTTATTGGAGGGAATATCAACCAAGGAATTTGGCGATAGTCCCTTTTTTGATTTCATGGCGGCTTTAAATGCTCGCAAAAAGGAAGACCGATCTGAGTTGGTCGACCCACTAGAAGCCATTAATCAAACGTATGGCTTATAAGCGTTTGTGCCAAAAAGGAGGTTAAAAAAGAATGGCTAAAAAAGTAGTTGGCCGTGAGATGACCAGTAAGGTTGGCCTAGATTCAGCAGAAGCTGTTAAATCACTAAAGACGTTGACAGCCGAGGTTAAAGCCAATACTAGCGGCTGGAAAGCTCAAGAGACGGCTTTAAAATCAGCCGGTGAGTATCAAAAGGCGGCCGCAGCTAGGGTAGACGGGCTAGCTAAATCAATGGAAAGCCAAAAGGCTAAAATTGATGAGTTAAAGTCCCGTCAATCAGGTCTAAACCGGGATACTAAAGATGGCGAAGAGCAATATTTAAAACTATCTGACCAGATTAACAAGGCTAGTCGGTCATATGACTCAATGGGTGGTCAACTAGATCGGGCCAAGTCTAAATTACAGTATTACAACAGTGGGTTAGCCGACTTACAAAAGGGCTATAAACAGAGCACGACTTTAAGTGAGTCCTATGTGAAACGCCTAGAAGCCGAGGGCAAGCAAGAAGATGCTAACAAGGCTCGTTTAAGTGGTTTAAAACAGGCCTATTCTAACATGGAGTCCCAATATAAGGCTCAAACTAACGAACTAGACCGAATTAAGACGGCTAGTGGAGCTACCTCAGACGCCTATAAACGGCAACAAGTGCGGGTTAATGAGACCGCTACTAGTATGGCTAAGCTGAAAAGTGAGACTAATGAGCTAGATTCAGCCATGAATAAGGCTAAACCAACGGCCTTTACCAGAATGCTTGACTCAGCTAAGTCTAAACTAGGCTTAGTCCGTGATGAAGAAAAGAAAACTAATGGCGAAACCAAGCATTTTGCCCTTGGGTATGTCATTGGTAATACTATTAGTCAGGCCGCGTCTAGTGCAGTTGGTTACATTAAGGATGTCACCAAGCAAGGTTACGAACTAGCTGAAGCTGGGGGCACGATAAAAAAACAATGGACTAATTTAGGTCTGTCTGACAGTGAAGCAACTAAGATGACAGCTCAGATTAGTGATATTCGCTCTAAGGCCAACATGTCCGGTGGCGCTATTGACCAAATGCAGAAGAAATTCTATGCCATGACTAACAGCACCACTAAAGCCCGGGCCATGACCGAAGTGTTAACTAGCTATGGTTCAGCCGCTGGTAAATCAGGCGACCAGATAGCCGGGCTAACTCAAGGGGTTGCTAAACTAGCTGGTAGTTCTAAAGTAACAGCCAGCCTATTCAAACGATCATTTAGTCAAGTACCCGAGTTACAAAAGGCCATCATCAAAGCTAGTGGTATGTCAACTAGTGCCTTTAATAAGCAACTAGCGGCTGGCAAAATTACTGGCTCACAATTACAAGGCTATATGGTCAAAGCCGCTAAGACAAGTGGCAAAGCATGGTCAGAGTTCGGTGAGACCACTAAAGGTAAGATGGCCGCTATCCAAGGCACTTACACCAATTTAAAAGTAGCCTTTGCTAAGCCTTTAGTAGCTGGTGTTGAAAAGGCTATTGATGGGGTGTCTAAAAAGAAGGGCACTTTAGATGATGTTAAGAAGTCCCTAACAGGTCTAGTTGGCACACTTGGTAAGAAGACCGGCCAGTATGTCGGCGATGTTATCAGCTTTCTAGTTAAGAATGAAAAGCCAATCGAAAAGACTGGCGGTGCAATCGCTAGTATTGTTGGCAGTCTAGCTAAAGGTGCATGGTCAGCTGTAGCTGGTGCCTTAAAACTGATTGGTGGACATTCTAAGGACGCTTCAAAAGGCATGAATGGTGTAGCATCAGCTACAGCTAATATTGCCAAGCATAAAGGTGCCATTGAAACCATAGGTAAAGGCATTGTAACCTATTTTGCCATTTCTAAACTAGCAGGTATTGGTAAGGCATTCCTAGGGATTGCTAGTGGTATTGGCAAAGCAATTGGCTTTATTAGGTCGCTAAGCACGGCTCAAAGGCTAGCCGCTAAAGCTAGTGGTGAAGAAACGGCCGCTCAATGGTTACTCAACACTGCCATGGATGCTAACCCGATTGGTATTGTAGTTGTTGCCTTGGGCGCTTTGACAGCTGGTCTAGTAGCCGCTTATAAGTATATTAAGCCATTTAGAAAGTGGGTTAATGGCCTAGGTAACGCGATGAAAAAGCTATTTAGTGGCAAGTATGACTGGGAAAAGAAAGTTGGATCAAAACTAGGTAAAGTCGGCAAAACCATGGATAAATGGGGCAAAAATGCCGGCAGCTTCTTTAAGAAACACAGGACTGAAATTCTAACTACTTTGATTAACCCATTTGCAGGCCTAGCTACATGGTTCTTAAAGGACACTAAAACTGGTAAGAATATTCAAAAGTGGTCTAAAGGTTTTAGCAAAGACTTTCAAAAAATGGGCTTTAAGAAGGCTATGGACAAACAGGTTAATGACGCTTCTAAGGCGTTTAGCAAGACTAAGTTTGGCAAGTGGTTTAAGACCGTTTCAGACAGCTTTGATAGCTTTAAAGCTAGCTTTAAAAAGTCATGGAACAAGCACTGGTCAGACATGGGTAAGACCATGCAGGCTGACTGGAACGGTTCCGTTAAGAACACTAAGAACTTCTTTAGTACCGTTGGTAAGAAGTGGGACGGTTGGAAGTCTAGCTTTAGAAAGAGTTGGAACAGCCACTGGAATGATATGCGTTCCAACTTAAACTACTACTGGAACAAGTCAATTAAACATACTAGAGACTTCTTTTCTAGCATGGGCACTAAGTGGGCTGGCTGGAAGAAGAGCTGGTCACACAGTTGGAATAACCATTGGGACACTATGCGGTCTAACTTGCATAGCTACTGGAACAAAGACCTAAGCCATACTAGGGTGTTCGGACACTCAATGGGTGATTGGTTATCAACCTTTAAAAAGTCCTTTAAATCAGGCTGGTCAGGTTTAGGTACTGGTGTTGAGAACATCTTTAAAGGTTTGTGGAAAGACCTTAAAGGTTTTGCTAAAGATGGTATGAATGATGTCATTGATATTATCAACGGTGGTATCAATGCAGTTAACAGCGTCATTCATACATTTGGTAGTAAAAACAAAGAAACCATTCATCCTTTGGGACATGTCAAGTTTGCCGAAGGTACCGGTATGTTTAGTGGGTCACGCAATCCAATTACACGTCCTACCATGGCAATGTTAAATGATGGTAATGACAGTCCACAAACCGGCAATAAAGAAATGGTCATGCTACCGAATGGTGACTCTGGTATTGTTCAAGGCCGTAACACCAAAATGATGTTACCCGCTGGATCAGAAGTGCTGAGCGCTAGCGAGACAGCTATGGTAATGGCAATGCAAGGAGTTACCAAGTACGCGAAAGGTACTGGATTCTTTGGCGATATCCTCAACAGTGTTACCAGTGGCATTTCGGGTGTTACCAACTGGGTTGGTAAAAAGGTCAACGGATTAGAGAAGTTCTTTAAAACAGCTGAAAATATTATTGCACACCCAATTAAGTCACTTGAAAATCTGTTTAGCTGGTCTTCTAAAGGTATCTCAGGTGTCATGAGTAACATTGGTCACGGCCTATTTAATGGTGTTGAGAAACAAGCTAAGACGTGGTGGTCAACCTTATGGGGTGGCGTTAGTGACAGCCTAGACAGTGGCGCTTCTAGTTCCACTCTAGTCAATGCGATGGAGAAGTACGGTGCCACAAACAAGTATGTTTACGGTGCTGAGGGCCCTAGTGCTTTTGACTGTTCTGGCCTAGTTGAGTACACCCTAAAGAAGCTTGGAATTAGCTTCCCTCGGACTAGTGGTGAGCAGTATAAGGCGTCTAAACATGTCAGCAATCCTAAACCGGGCGACCTAGTCTTCTTTGGCCCCGGTGGTTCGGAACACGTTGGGGTTTATACCGGCAATGGCGAGTTCTATTCAGCTGAAAATGAAAAAGACGGCATGGGCATATCTAAAGTTCATGGCGGGGGCTATGGAACGTTTGCTGGTTATGGACGAGTACCCGGATTGTCAGATAGCACTAGCTCGGATAAGTCTTCTAAATCTAGTGGCCTGTTAAGCACCATTAAAAAGCAGGTTGGCTCAGGCTTTTGGAAGTTTATCAGCAAGTTAGCCGATGAGTTTGGTGATGGCGGTAGTAGTAACCCCGGTGGTTCAGGTGTTCAACGTTGGAAGCCAGATGTTATCAAAGCCTTGAAGAAGAACGGCTTTGAAGCAAGCGCTAGTCAAGTATCAGCTTGGATGAAAGTTATTGCACGTGAATCAAACGGTGATCCGACCGTGGTCAACAATTGGGACTCTAACGCTAAAATGGGTATTCCATCTAAAGGGCTGGTTCAAACTATCCAGCCGACATTTGATGCCTACAAGTTCCCCGGCCATAACAATATTCTAAACGGCTATGATGACTTACTAGCTGGTATTCATTATATGAAGGCTAAATATGGGTCAGGTCCTAGTGCGTTTGCTCGTGTTAGTGGGCCCGAAGGCTACGAAAACGGCGGCATTATCAACACTAACCAGTTGATTGAGGTCGCTGAACATAACAAGCCTGAAATGGTGCTTCCATTGACTAATAAGAGTCGAGCTAACCAGTTAATTGCACAGGCTAGTCAAGTTGTAAATGGCAATGCTAGCACACAGGTTGCGACCCAATCCAGTGAAAGTAATGAGAAGCTTGATAAAGTCATTGCATTATTGGCGGCTTTAGTATCAGGCCAAGGCAATGTACAAGCAGTCATTGCTAAATCTGACGTGGTTAATGCCGTTAAATCTGACAACAAGACAACGTCACAGTATTCACAAATGATGGGGTACTAGCGTATTCCAATCAAAGGGTAGTCCTCAATTGGGTGCCTTTTTACATAGCTAAACTTAAAAAGGAGGTTAAATCGTGACCTTACAACGAGATGATTTTGAATATGCTGGCTTAAATAGCCGGGACGATTTACAAGTTGAGATGGGTAACGTGGTATTGCCTAGTGCACCGGCCATGGCTGAACAGGTGACTGATATACCGGCCATGTATGGTAACCAATTTAATGGCACGGACTTTACCAGTCGGACAATTAGCATTCCAGTGTCAATCTACTGTGCTGATAACCAAGATGCCTTTAATCAAATAATGCACAATTTGAGTGGTCTGCTATTAAGCGATGACCCTAATGACAACGGTAAAGAGTACCCATTAATCTTTGGTTTTGAACCTAAGGTGACCTATTGGGGACATATTACCGCGATTAGCGACCCGGCCCCAATTAACACAGGTATGTATGACATGACTTTAACGATTACCTTTGTGCAGTCGGACCCACGGGCAACCCTCCCACAGGTTGAGAAGCCTTTAAATAATGGCTTAAACACGATTACTGTTGATGGCACTGCACGAACAGAGCCAGTTATTCAGGTCATACCTAAACGAGATTTAAAGTATATTGGCTTTAGTTTAAATGGTGGTCAGTTTGGTCTAGGACCCGAGTCACCGGGAGACCAAGCCACTGCGGTTCAACCTTATACTAAAGTTGTTGATGACCCGCTAGGAACTATGGCAATGTGGACAAATGATGCCAACGCAATTAGTAATATGAAGACTGGTGAAACGTACACGTATCAAGGCCACAGTGAAATTAAGACTGCGACCAATGTAATGCGACCGGCTGTAACTAGCGCTGGATATGACTTTGGTACAATCCCCACAACCGGGGAAGACCGCTGGTATGGCCCCGCCTATCGTTATACTGGCATGACAAACTCACTGACTGACTGGCGAGTACGAACGGGTATCCATCAATTTAAATATAGTGGTACCCATAATGGTCGCGCGATGGGACGTGTAGAAGTCCTGTTATTAGACTCTAACGGTAACACTATTGGACGCTTTGGCATGCGTGACATGGCCTATGGTGCTAAACCCATGGCTAGGCTTCAAATATGCGAGCCCGGCTCAACATTAGAATATGGCGATCGCTATACCGACTTGTACTATGGATCAGGGCCGGCAGGTTCTTTTACAAATAAGCCTGACCAGAAAATTCAAATCAAAACTGGCACGACAACCAAAACTATCACTAAATATGGGCGTTCCAAAAGTGGAAAAGTAACTAAGAAAACCGTTAACGAAACCGTTTATACCTATACAACCGTGGTCAATAAAGAGGAGGACTCCGCCCTGGCAGGCGCTTGGCTAATGTTGGACATCACTAAACGAGGACAAATATTTACTTGGAGTATCACCCAGTATTCGACCAAAACAGGCCAACCATTCCTTGATCCTAATATTCACATGTTAGTACACGGAACCTATGTTGATACTCAAAATAAGTATCAGACACCCTTAGGTGGGATTGGATCTGTTTTTCTAAAGCACCCAATTGCGGAAGATATTTACAAAGTCCCATATTATAACCCCTTTATGTCAATGACTGACCTTCAAATATGGCAAGTCAATAAAGTTGACACAACAAAGCCAACTTATATTGCTGGCGCCGGTGAAGAAATTGTGATGGACTGTGAGACTGATACGGTTACTGTAAATGGCAAGCTAGTTTCACCAGTTTGGTCAACCGACTTCCCTAAGTTAAAGCCGGGCGTTAATGGTTTGTCAATGATTGGTGACCTAGATGACGCTCAAATGACACTGAAATATCTACCAAGAATACTATAACAATACTAAAGGCTTCCCAATTAAGGGTGGCCTTTTTAATACATAACTTAAAACAAGGAGGTTAACAGATGGCTTTAAATAATCAGTATTTAATTCTAGACCCTAATTTAAAGCGGATTGGTACCCTGACCGTTGATGGGGCCACTAAGTTTTCCAATGATAGCGTCAAGATTCAACTAGCTGATGCCGATACGACCAGTACAAGTTATGACGATGATGCCAATGTTGGAACCCAAGATAACTTTAACGGCACCATCAACCTAAATGCCCAGTCTAAGAAGTTCGATCATCAAGGTTCATTAGACGTGCTTCAAGGCCAGCCTGATTCAGATAAAGTAGTCGCTGGCAACAACCTAGCTTATTATGACGAGCTATCAGACCATTGGTATGTCATGCGCATATACAGCGTGGAAGAAAGCAATACCACCGCTACTAAGCACGTTACAACGGCTAACTTTACCAATCTATGCTTATACACACTAGCTCATCATTACCCAGTGGCAATTACGGCTAGTGCTAGTTCGATTCAGACGGCTTTTAACCAGTGCTTTAACGCCACTGGCTGGACGCTAGACTATCAGACTACTAATGTGATGACTCCATCGATTACCATTGATGGTAAAACAAAAGCTAGTACGTTAGTACAGACACTCATCCAGACCTATAACGTCGAGATCGACCCATATGTTGAGATTGACTCACAAGGTAACATCACGAAAAAGGTGTGTGTCATTACTGACCAGCTTAATGTTGATGTGGTCTATAACGAGGCAGTATTTGGTAAGAATATGACTAGCTTAAAGCGAACAACGGTGTCAAACCCAATCACTAAGCTTATCCCTTATGGTGCTAACGGCAACACAATTGGGCTAGTCAATGATGGTAAGAGCTACATTGTTGATGATGAAGCCAATCGAACATATAACCCTGACTGGCAATCTGGTTTGTACTATGAGGGGGTTGTTACAGCTAACTCAATTGAAGACCCAGCTGGTCTTAAAGCATGGGCTGAGGAAATGCTGCAATTGTATAATCACCCGCGGACGTATTATGAGGTTAATGTAACGTCTAATTTTAATCCGCCATTAGGGCCAGTATTCGTTTTAAAGATGAGTTAATCAAGCCGGCATTAGATGCCAGTGGCCGAGTCATTCAACGGACAATTAGTTTTTCTAACCCTTATGGAAATACGGTTGGCTTTGGTGAATATGTCACGGTACCAGTTGCAACACCAGCATGGATGCAAGGTTATCAAAGTGCTATTAATAGCGCCATTGAAAAGGCAAAGGAGGACGCTAGCTCGGTTAAACCAGTGGCTTTAACTCCTGACGGCAACAACTTCACTGATACCACCCAGACTAAGCGGTTGATCTTACAGGCTTGGGAAGGCAATACTAATATTTCAGCCTATATTGATAACAAGGGATTTATTTGGCACCGTTATAATACTGACGGCACCCTTGATACTAGTTTCAATCAAACTGGCTATTTAGTACAAGCAGCATACAATTCCGTTGGCACACTGCACGGGACTATTGAGACCCGTTACATTCAAGATGAACCAGAGATTAAGTTACAAACTAGTGCTATTCATAGTTTGGGTAGTTTTATCCCAGACGACAGCACACTAGGAATAACTGAGGCGGCACAATATATGTGTCCTTTGAGCAACGGTCAGTATATAACTAGCCGGGCGATTAATCAAAGTACAACCGGCGATACCATGTTTGTCTTACATGACACTAATTTTAAGCCAATTAGCAAGATGATTGTTTCGCATGGCGGGCATGGCTCTAGCTTTTCAATCGAAGAGGTAAGTGGTGCTATTTACATTTGGTCTGCAACCAAGCCTAATTTAAACGTTAACGAATATGCAGTTAGTCGCATACCCTACCTTGCTAATGCGACCCTAGACAATGATGATAATCGCATTACGCGTTTTTGCACTGTCGATCGTTATATAAGAGTCAGCGTTGATTTCAAACATGGGTACGTACTGTGTGGCTACGTGAATGGTAAACATGATGTGCTACGACTCGATGAGGTTAAACAAGGTAATTATGATGTGCTATATAGTTTTGATGTTGCCAACTATGGGTTTGACGAGAACCAGCAAACTTACCAATCACAAGGCATTGACTTTCCGTATGTGTACTTTAACTCGGGTGATTACAACATGAAAGACCCCCGTATGGTGTACGCCATTAATGTTGTTCATGGCGGGCAAGAATTCGCCTCTAACTATTTACTGGATATGAATTTAGGATTAACCGATGATGTTATCGAACCTGAAACATGCAACATTATCTATAGTCAGACTAACCAGCCGGAGCTATTGGTGACTTTCAATTGTGGTTCTATAGCACGTGTCTTTGTAATACCAATTAAGGAACGTTTGCCAATGGCTACAATTAGCAATGATTAAGAAAGGAGGTGAAATAAATGGCAGAATCTAACGCAACACAGGTCATTTTAACCGATGATGGCCTTAAAATTATTAACGCTCAAAATACGGCAGATAGTGCGGCTAGTGGGGTTACCGATTTAAACGATCCCAATTTAATGAGTGTCATTGAAAAGCAGACCCAAGCAGCACAATATGCCGGATTAACAAGTCAGTATAATGTGATTCTAGCCCGTGCTAAAGATGCCAGTATCAATACGGCTGATTTAACCATAGCCTATACTAACCTGAACACCTTTATGACGGCCATCTTAACGGATACCACTAAAGCTAGTGACGTTGATCGGGACACTTATAAGAGCCTTACGGACGCCTATAATACGGCTTTAAGCAATGTACAGACCGCCTTAAAGGACGCCTATAACACGGATATTAGCAACATGCAGTCTAGTGTTGCAGTAGCTAGTCAGGCCGCTTCTAGTGCCACTATAGTAGCTTCACAGGCAACTGCAACGGGTAATAATGCTAGTCAGATGGCTTCACAGGCACTTGCAACTGCTAACCAAGCTCAAAGTGCTGGTAACAATGCAACTAGTATCGCTAACAATGCTAGTCAGGCTGCCTCAAGTGCCATATTAGTTGGTAGTCAAGCAGCAGTAAGTGCAAACAAGGCAAGTGCTGATTATCAGACGTTGAGCGCAGGTGTTAAGGACGGCTCGGTAGTCCATATCACAACGGAGACGGTTATTGATAAAGAGGTCATTGGAACGGCTGAGATAGCCAATGGTGCAATCACCAATGCTCAGATTGGTAATGAGGCTGTCAATAGCGCCAAAATTGCTGACTTAGCCGTGGGCACTGCCCAAATAGGTGACGGCGCAATTACTAATGCCAAGATAGGCAAATTGGCTGTAGGTACGGCACAGATAGCCAATGCAGCTATCACTGATGCCCAAGTTGGTAATGTTAGTGCCAATAAATTAACAGCTGGCACGATTGACTTTAATACGATTACTGGTAAAAATATTAACGCATCAAACATCACCACTGGAACACTCAGCACTGACCGGTTAAATGTCGGTAAACTATCAGCATTAAGCGCCAATTTAGGTGATGTTACAACCGGTTCCTTAAAAGGTGTCGATATTGTTGCTAACACGTTTAGCACGCCTAATGGCTCATTTACAACTGATTCAAATGGCGCTGTGGTTGCTAGCAATTTAACAATCCGTGGTGTTACTAACCTAGTTTATAATGCGGCATTACTAGGTGGTAGTGGCTCTAGCATTCCGGGGTGGGGTATCAGCAATAACGGGTATTATTCAAGCTTTACCTTGCATGACGGTGTGCCATCAATTGGTTTTAATGCCTCTACCGGCTCTGGTGTTTGGAATATTTTTGCACAATCTAAACTGTACCCATTAAATGGGCTAACAGGCCAGCCTTATAGTGCGTCCGTTTGGTTTATTGACTATGGTAGTGATACTGCTCTTGAATACCAGTTTACACTAGCATTCTTTGACGCAAATGGTAATAGAGTTAACGGGTATGTTGGTCAAACTTGGGCCGGTATTAGTTCAGCTCAGCCATGGAGATACATTACAATAAACAATGCAGTATCTCCAAGTAATGCAGTCTATGTCGGACTACAATACTGGTCATACAACGGTAAGGGACATGCTCTATTTAGCTCACCTATGCTAACACAAACTGCTCAATCAACAGGGTACCAACCAGATACGGGTAATGTTGTTAGTGCCGGTGAAATAGATGGCTCAGTTATCAATGGTTCAACCATTAATGGGACAACGTTCCATGGTGGCGACAGTATTAGTGATTCTAATAATACGAGTAATTTTTATCCATTCACCATTGAACCTACTGGCAAAGTTTCCACGACACTTTTTAACTCAATGGGCGCTCTAAGGACAGAGATGAGTGGTGGCGGACTAAGAACCATGTATCGCGCCATAAACTCTTCCGGAAGTCAATATGAAGCTTATGATGGCAATTTTAGTGGCGATATGATTTCTTTGAACTCTGGCTTTACTAATGGCAAGGATATGTCATTTTCACAATCCGTTTCTGGAAGCCAATTAACTGGTCAAGTTCTGATCAGTCCGTTGAATGGGCTGACGCTACACGGAGATACTCAACAAATCACCTTTAACGGTACTTCTGCTGATGTTACACCGAAGGGTATCATTATTACACCATATGGCAATATCAACCCTAATGGCACACAGAATATCTGGTATGTCGGTAATGGTCCAACTATGAAGACAGCCAGCTTTGGTATTGATGGCTCGGGTGCTAATAACATTCAATTTAATCGTTCTTTAGATATTGGCAACTTCAACATAAATACCTATCACACGATTACCAGTTCCGACAACGGCCCGATTCATTTCAATCGTGATAATGGCAGCTCTGTTGATATATTCGCTGCTACGGTTAACTATACTAGCTTAGTTAAATCGTCCCTATTAAGCGTCAAGAAGGACGTTAAAAAGGCTGACACAGCTTATTGGGCGCAGCTAGTTAACTCAATTGATTTAGCCACTTATCAGTACAAAACCGACGATAATACCAGTCATTTGCGGCTGTCTAGCATTGTTGACGACGTTAATGTAACAAAGCAGTGGCAATTGCCAGACGTCTTTATCAGTCGTGATGAAAACGGCAAGCTAAATGGGGTGGATGACAGTGTGCTTTTAAATGCCACCCTAGCTACGGTACAGGAACAACAAAAGCAGATTGACCAATTAAACGGGCATTTATTAGAATTGGAGGCCAAATTAAATGGATAGCATTTTGATTACGAATTATAAACCAGATTACACGAACAATATTATGACGATCAGCATTCAGATTAACACGCTAGGAATTAGTTCACAGGTCAGTATTACTATGGATGAATTTAACACTGCCATTGCTGGAGGTGCTGGGGGAGCAGATAGGGTTAAATTGAAGGTGTTGAACACACTGATTGATAGTCTGACCGCTTTAAAGCCAGTTACCACAACCACAACAACTACCACACAGGAGGCTTAATATATGAATATTGATGCACAGGCTTTGATTAACAAGCTAACGAGTAACTATGCCCAAGCAATTGCCCTTAAAGATCAGCAATTAGCGATGGCACAAGTTCAAATTGACCAGCTCAATGCCAAGTTGGCCGAGAAGGAGGCACCTAAAGATGGCGAAGACGCTTAGTTTTACCGATACTTCACCACAAACGGTTAAAATTGGTGATACCACCACTAGCTTTACGTTAATTTGTGGCAATGATAATGTGGCAACGAACTTAACTAATGCCACGTCAATTACCGTTAAATTAGGCAATACTAGTGGCTATCTTAAATCGGCCAAAGTTGACCCAGCTAGTTTAACGGACCCAACGACTGGTCAAGTTACCGTTAACTTTAACGCTGACTTGATGACTAGTTTAACCGCTGGTAGCTATGCCATTGAAGTATGGGTGGTTGATAGTACGGAACGTCAATCTACCCTAGTGATGGGACGACTGGTTTTACAATTACCAATAACATTCAAAGCACCAATGGTACCACGATTACGACCATTACTTTTGATGACTTTGTGGCAGCAATGAATAAAGCCGCAAGCACGATTGCTAAGGGAGATAAGGGAGATAAAGGTGATACTGGGCCACAAGGTGTTATGACTAACGACCAAGTAAACACACTTATTGATAATAAAATAAAATATACTTCTGGCAACCTGGATGTGACGCCGGCATTTTACAAGGCAGGCACAACTAGTAGCACGGGTGCTTTGAACTATGTGCGAACTGGTAACAAACTACACGTTAGTGGTGTAGTTTCTCCAAGTGCAGATTTAGCTATTGGTTCGGCTACGACGTTGTTTAACTTGCCATCTTCAATCGGCATTATTGCAGAGAATGTTGCTGTTGTTCAACAATCATCTGGTTGGAATTTATACTGTTTATCATGGAACCCTAACGGTGCTGTTTCAGTATTGAAACATAACATTGCTGGTACCGCAACAGCTATTACAACTACGACACAGTTGCAAGTGTGCGCTGATATTTTGATAAAGTGAATAGGAGGTAGACAATTGAATAAGCACAAGTTAAAGGCACTCATCTTAACGGTGGGCGCCATTTTTATGGCCTTTTTAATGGTCAATGTTACCAGTCAGGCGTCAACTAGTCGTGATCAAGGGCCGGATTGGTCTAAGTATAACGGTAATAGTGGGACATTCGGCTATAGTTCCGATAAGTTTGTATTCTCACAGGCCGGTGGTTTCTATGGTGGGACTAATATCCCTCAGACCACGTATAACAGCCAAGTCAAATCAGCTCAACAGGCTGGTAAACGGGTGCACACCTATTTATGGGACGGTGTTGGTGGCAATATGACCAATGCCAAGGCTATGATGGCCTATTACTTGCCACGTGTTAGGACGCCCAAGGGCAGCATTGTGGCGTTGGACTATGAGGCCGGTGCTTCTAATAGCGTGACAGCCAATACTAATGTCATTCTAGCTCAGATGAAGCTGATTAAAGACGCTGGCTATACGCCGATGCTGTATTCCGGTAAAGCTTACCTCAATTATCATGTTAATGTGAGCTTGATTTTGAAGGCATACGGTAGTTGTTTATGGGTACCTGAATATCCGGATTATCTGGTTAGAACTAGCCCTGATTATAACTACTTCCCATCAATGGACGGTGTGGCTATCTTTCAGTTTACTTCAATGTATAAAGCAGGCGGATTAGACGGCAATGTCGATTTAACAGGGATCACTAAATTAGGCTATACGACTGCTAGTAAGAAACAAGCTCAAACCAACGTTAAGCAGGCTCAGGCAGCTAAGAAGGCCAGCTTTAAGGTCGTTAAATACAACCAGCGAGGGGTGTTCTATCCTAATCGGACACTAGCTGTTCGTTACACGGATTCAGATAAGGTAAGCCAAGTAGCCACCTATTACAAGGGTGAAAGTGTGACTTACAATGCGGTCATTATTGAACACGACTATGTATGGGCACGCTACACTCGTTCAAATGGCCTATACGCCTTCATCAAGTTAGGCGTCACTAATGGTCATGACTACGGGAAGCGAGTTACTGGTCAGCTGGTTAGTCATACGTATTACACAGTCAAGTCCGGTGACAGCTGGTGGACAATTGCACAACGCAACGGCCTGAGCATGACTACACTAGCTAGCCAGAATGGAAAGTCAATTTATACTACTATCTATCCTGGCCAGCGATTGGTGGTGCGGTAATGGCACAATACGACGATACAACCAAGTTATTAATGGATATTCAAAAGGATGTGGCCGCCACCAAAACAAAAGTTGAGAACATCGAAGAAAAATTGAATCAAGTTGACGATATTGGCGACAAAGCGGACAAGGCACTGGCCAAGTCCATCGAAGCTAGCCATCAAATTGACCGTGTGACAACCATTCAAAATTGGTTGATCGGTGTCTTGGTTAGTGGCGTGCTCGTCACGTCAGTTATTTACATCGCAGAAAAGTTCCTTTAGGAGGGAAAAACAATGACAAAATTTTTAAATGTAATTCAGGCAACACTCAAAGCTAACTACAAGAAGCCTGCTTATTGGGCCCAGATTATCGGGGCCGTGTTGATTATTGGCTTAGCTGTCGCAACGGTCTTCTTTGGTGTCAAGATTGACGCTAATGCAGTTGTATTAGTGATTACCGCCGTGGGGGCAATCCTAGCCTTTGTCGGGGTAATTACGGATAATTCTATTTTGGAAGATACCGGCAACACGATCAAGACCAAGTCGAGCACGTTAGCTTATACGGAACAAACGGTCGTGGAAGCTTTGGCGGAAGCTCAAGCTAAGATTGAAGCAGCTAACTCAGCGGCGGCTAGTCAAGCCGAAGCCCAAGCATCACAGGCAGTAGTGGCGGCTTACAGTCAAGCAGCTAGTGCGGCGGCAGTTGGTGACACGGCCACGGCTAGTTCAGCAGCCACTTTAGCGTCATCGCTAGCGGCTAATTTGGATACCAATGCGCAACCAAATGCCGAAACGACGTCAGAATCCGCCTCACAAGCAAGCTAA